TACTCACCTGTTTCGTGCCACCCAGACCACGGAATATTACTTTGGGTACGATACACCTTAGTGCCTCGTTTGAGTGGCAGAAAACAAGTGAGTAATTTATTATTTAGTTATTTAGCCATCTGTTATAAATAATGTTGTAATTTGTATTAGTTAGTTCTGATAGTTTTTCAAATACTCGCTCTCGTATAACGCTATCATTTACTCCCAGTAGGAAATAAATGTATTGTTCTTGGTTTATTACTTCTTCAAATGTTAAATTTTCTGTAATTTCTTGCCCCATCTCGTCCGTTTTATATTCATTTGTGTACCAGTCTTTTATTTTCATGTTGCGTTTTGTTTGTTATTTGTTCTACCTCTATATAATATACTATTTAATGTATTAATGCAAGCGCTTTTGTTGTTTATTACTTCATTTTGTGGATAACTTCTAGCATTGCGCCATGAATTATTCTTATCGTCAATCATGCTTATTTTGTGTTTTTTTTATTGTAGCGGGTGCTTTGTGCGATGTGATGGTTTCTATTAATTACAATATTTTGTATTACTTCCCTCTTCATAGGATTTTGATTGCGTAACTTTGTGCTCTTGCGATTGGTGCGACGTTGGGCGATCTCTTGTTGCGATACAGCACAAAGACTTGGTGCGTTGACTTTTTGTGATGTGCGTTGACTTTTGTGATGTGCGCATTGTACAATTGAAGTTATAATGGAATTACCTAAGAAAAAACAAATATACAAGAAGACATCGTCACACGCTAAGATTGGCCCTATAACGACTTTAGTGCGTGAAACTAGGCGCGAGTACCCTGATGAGCTGCAAAATGGCGAGTATGTGCGTGGTAAGGGTGGCTGGGGGGATGAGAACCCTGAAGACTTCACATTGACAACGTACGAGAATGGTTGCACGAGGTACGAGAACACTAAGACAGGTCGCCTGGTGCTACGTACTCCGAAAGGCAAGATAATGAAAGGCTCTATCCTTAGCCCTGCTGGCAGGGGACCTAACACCAAGAACATGTCGACTATCCTGCGTGACGCTATCGCGCAAGTTAGTGAAGGAGACCCTATGAAGAGGCAAGAGAAGATAGTACAGAAGGTGTTGGATATGGCAGAGGCAGGAGACAAGGACATGGTGAAGCTTATATGGGAGTACATGGATGGTAAGGCAGTGCAACGTGTGGACCACACCAGTGATGGTGATGCCATTAACCCTATGAGCAAGGAGCAGTTAGATAAGCTGGACAACATGTTCGATGAGACCAAGGTGAAGTCTAGAGAGGTGCATGTTGCTGAGACAGAGGAGAGTGGCACGACCTTGAGAAAAATTTAGAGCGTAAGATTACGGAGATGAGCGTTGTGCGTGGGCGTTGACCACGTCTCGAGGGTTGCTGTGTGGGTGGGGGGGGGTGGCGTCTGACCCCTTGGGTTTCTCTGTGGGTGGGTGTGGGGGTGGCGCCAAACATATCAATCAAAAATTAGCTTTTAGTCCACAACTAAGGCTATTTTTTTATATGTATTGACTAACATCTCTGAGAATGGTGTATTACCTCCATTCCCTTGCATTTTCGGTTGGATATTAGTATAATTGCTCTATCAGTGCATATGCACGATAGAGTGAACTAAACTATCTTTTTTCTTTCTTTATTGTTTTTAGGGCTTAACAGAGCCATATTTTCCCTAAAAAAACCCCCTCAGAATACGTACGTACAGATATAGCGAAAGTCGGTGGCTCAACAGAGCCCTCAGAAAAGAGTACGTACAAATATGACCCCTAAATTGACTCTGTCCGTACAAGTTGATATAATGTACGTATGAATAAAGATAACAGGTTAGAAATGAGACTTTCTGAAGAAGATTTGCGGGAAATTAATGATTGTGTCAGCACAGCGGCAGCAACCTTCCTTATTAGCAAAAGAACCAAGACAGATGCCATCATGGCAGCTGTAAGGTATTTTAATAAAGAAAACTAGTATGAATAAGATACAGGCTAAGAAGTTGAAGGAGATTAGCGACATGACGACACAGGAGCGGAAGTATTTGTTATCTAAACCGGATAACTTTGGGTATTTCTTTACGTATTATTTTGTTGATTATGTGAATTATCCTTTTGCTGATTTTCATTATGATATGTTTAGTGACGCATCGGACTTAATTACTGGTGATATTAGAGAGGTGGCATGGATTATGTTTAGAGAGAGTGCGAAAAGTTCTATTGCTAAAGGGCTGTGTACTTTCCTTGCTGCAACTGCATCTAGGAATTACGTGAATGTTGATAGTTATAGTAAGGAGAATGCGGAGCGTATTTTATTTGATGTTGTTTTAGAATTTCAGACAAACAAGAAACTGATCCAGGATTTTGGGCAACTGTACAACGCACAGAAGCAGAGGAATCAGGAGGTGACGCAGAAACGTATTAGTAACTTTATTACTAATAATGGTGTTCGTGTTGAGGCTCATTCTACACAGGAACCAGTGCGTGGGCGATTATCACGTCAATATCGTCCGGATTTCGTTATCTTGGATGATTTTGAGACTGATAAGACTGTTGTTAGTGAGGCTGTTACGAAGAGTATTCGAAACCACATTCAGGAGTTTCAAGGAGGTCTAGCCTCTAATGCTAGTGTTCTCTATCTTGGTAACTATATCTCTGAGTATTGTAATATCCAATGGTTGATTGACAAGGCGAAGGTGGATGATGGTATGAGGGTGAGGAATATGCCCGTTATGATGGATGGTAAACCTACATGGCCGGGGAAGTATGTTCTGTTGGATTCTGACGTAGATAAGAGCATCCTAAACCCTAAGGTTTCTATTGAGACAATACGCAAAAGGTTATCATCCCCAGATGAGGGGGATCGGAGGTTCCAGTCAGAGATGATGAATCAACCTGTGGATTACGCTAATCAGATTTTCCAGAGAGAGATGTTCCAGTCTATATCTTGGGAGGATGTGAAACGGATGTCTACTTCATGCTATGTGACTATTGATACTGCTGTATCTCAGGAGCAGAAGGCTGATTTTACTGGTATTACTATTAATTGGGTTAATGAACAGGGGATGTGGCATTTTAAATCATACAAAGCGAAAATCACACCGACAGAGGTGGTGGATTTGATATTTGGATTACAGCAACAGTATAAGCCTGAGAAGATCGGTATTGAGAAGGGTATGTATACAAGTGTTATTAAACCTTTCTTACAGGAGGAGATGAGGAAGAGAAATATCTATCCTTATATAGTGGAGGTGGACCATCAGAACAAAAAGAAGGAATCCAGGATCGAATGGTTGCTACCAAGGTACGAAAGTAACAGTATTTGGCACATTGAAGGGGAATGTAGTGACTTAGAGTCTGAATTATTGCGTCATCCGGCAAATGTGCATGATGATGTGGCTGATTCTGCGTGTATGCAGACACAAATTGCACAAAGAAGGTACTCAGAGGGGCTTGAAGAGCTAGAAGAGGACCCAATGTATTCAGAAATCGGCATATAAGTTAAAAAAGTGGTATAATATTCATATTAATAGTAAATTTTTATATATATGCCCACAGGAAAAGGAACATATGGATCTAAAAGTGGTAGACCAGCGAAGAAGAAAAAGTCTCTTTTAACAAAAGCAAAAGCAAAGGTTACTAATACAGCAGCAAATATTTTATCAGCACCAGCGCAATTAGTATCTCGGAGACAGATTAGACAGTCAGGAGAGGACGCAAAAGCGATTAAACTAGCTAGAGCATACGATGACTCTCCTTCTATTAAGGCAGCAAAGGCCAGAACAGCAGCAGAGTTCGCCAAGGACAGAACTAAGAAGAGATCAGAAAAATTACGTAAGGCACATGTTAGAAAGAACAAAATAGTAAATTACAGAAAACCTTCTAAACTTAAATTAGAAAACGAAGCTAGACGACGGGCATTAGATAAGCGGATAGCAGCAAGAAAGAAGAAAAACAAATAGACTATGATAAGTAAAACAACTAGAGATAAAATAAAAGCCCAAGCCCAGTTTGAAATCGACTTTTCCCGAAAACATAAGCAGGGGAAAATATTTACATGGCAGAAGAATGAAGACCAGTATTATGCTGTGAAGACTAAGAGTGATGGCTCAAGAGCCAATGTAGAACTTGCGCGTATGCAGGAGTTTGTTAATACTCTGCTATCTAAGATTGATGCGGCACTGAAATTTACCTTTACTAAGAGGAAGGACGCACAAAGACAGAGGGTGGACAGGTTGAACTCTTTAAGAGAGTTTGATGCGAACAGGGATAACTGGGATCTGAAGGATCTTGTTGGAAAGAAACAATGTATTCTTTATGGACGAGCTATCTATGCTTATTCTGCTGATTCACACATGGGATATACACCGCATCTAGACAATGTGGATGTTTATGATTTCTTGGTTGATCCTTCTGGGGGAGGAATTGATTTGGAGAACGCGATGTTCATGGGGCGATATGGCGTTGTAAAGACTAAGAAGGACCTACAGGACAACAAGAATATGTATATTGCATCTGAAGTTAATGATTTGCTACGAGGTGACGGTAACTCAGGCGAGACTACACAGGAGGAGACTAATAAAGAGAATCGAACATCTCTACAGAGAGTTGGTGATTCTGATAAGGAGATTGGTGATCCTCAGAAATATAAGTTCTGGGAGTGGTATACAACATATGAAGGGGAGCGATACTACTTACTTCTATGTGAGCAGGGATCTAAAGCTATTAAGGTGGAGAAGCTTAAGGATGTATTTGCAAATGACATGTGGCCGTTCTGGACATATGCAGCATTTATGGATCTTACAGAGTTCTGGACTCCTTCACACGCTGACTATGTTAGAGAAATCTTCATGGCACAGTCTGTGAACATCAATCAAATGCTTGATAATGCAGAGCAAATTAATAAACCACAAAAGATTGTTGATGTTACAGCATTAGAGAACCTGGCTGACGTTAAGTATAAAAGAGGTGGTGGTGTGATTAGAACTAAGGGTGGTGTGGATGCACAGAAGGCTATCCAGTTCGTTCAGACTCCTTCTATCAATACACCAATACAGGTGTTTGATGTACTGGAAGCTATCCAGGAGAAAGCACTTGGTGTTACAGCCGGTGATAAGGGAGTAGCGGATCCAGATGGAAAAGCTACTATTTACGAAGGAAACCAGGCTAATACAGCAAATAGATATGGTCTATTGAATAAATCATACGCATTCGGATATAGAAGATTTTCTGCTCTGTACGAGAATGGTGCGCGAGAACACTTGGTTAAGGCAGTAGCTGTGGACATTCTTGGTCCGGATGGAGTTGATGTTGTTATGATTAAAGGGAGTGATATCTTCAAGAAGAATGATAAGTTTGGGATTATCGTTGAGGCTACAGACGCAGAGGCTCAGTTAGATCTTGCCAAGAAACGACAGAAAAATAATTTTCTTCAAGCTCAGATTCAAAACCCTGCGATTAATCAGACAAAGCTAACAGAGATGTCAGGTTTGATTGCTGGATTTTCTGATGAACAAATGAGAGAATTACTAGATGTATCTGATTTTGGAGATGCTAAATTAATGTCAGATGCGGAGAGGGATATTGAGAGAATCCTTGAGGGAGAAGATTTCCTACCTAATATGCGCGCTAATGCAGCATATAAGCAAAGATTTGTGGATTACTTCATTGATCATGAGGAAGACTTCAAACCAGAAACATTCTCAAGATTTACTCAATATATTGAGAGTCTGAACCCTATTATCATCGCAAACACTGTTCGAGACTTAGAAGCAGAACAGTTGAAGGTACAGGCTGAACAGATGGCACTTGCTACAGATCCTAATGGAATGGTGCGAGGAGGTGACAATCCTTTGGATGGGGGGAATGGGAGCGCTCCACGTCCAAGACGGCAGATAGAGGAAACTCCTAGAGAAATTACAAGTAATAATATAAATGGGAATGGATAAAATATACACGTACGAAGTATCAAAGACACACAAAAAAGACCCGTCTTTGTCAATCGTTAGAAAAAGTGGAATTACTGCAGAATTTACTTTGCAGCAATTGATTAGTGAGCGTCTTACTATGGACAAAAGAGTTACAGAACTCGAAGGTCAGAAGAAAATTAATGACGCTATTGTTAAAAATATTGAACAACACCATCCTGAAGTTATGAAAATGAGCGAGGAGGCTCGTCATTATGCTGCGATATACAATAAAGCTGTAACCGACCAGGAAAAGGTTAATGGAGTATTGAAAGCTTATAAGAAAGCTTTGAAGGAAGATGACGAAGAGAAGAAGGTAATCGCTGACGTTGTTGGCTACACAGAATATGCCAAATAGCGAAAACGAAGAGATTAAGGACGATATTGCTGGTTTTAAAGAGATTAATGCTGTGGCTTTGTCTAAAGGGGGTAGGAAAATCATCTCAGGATTAAGAGAGGATATACTTTCTACAACTCAATCCTTGACTCGTAACTATAAGATAGCAACACATATGGAGCTTGTTGCTCTTTGTGCTGATTTGGACGCTAAATTGAGCGTCTACAATGTACTGACTAATACACAGAAGAATATAGCAGCACTTGAAGATATTCTTGAGCTAGAAGAATAACACATCGTTGGGTGTGTCTTCTTCTTTATTTGGGTCCCCCATTCGCCTGATTAAAGAAGAAGACACACCTAGTGAGAATTGTCATTAGGTAAGTTGTAGGGTATAATTATTAACAACGAAGATAAACTCGGTCAAGTTTATCAGAGAGGCACTTACCTCTCTTTAATCAAAAAGGATATTATGTTAAAAGAAGAAATTACTCAATCGGAAGAGGAAACAAAAACTCCGGACATAGCGGAACCAGTAGTGGAAGCTGAAGCTCCTGCTGAGGAACCAAAAGAAGAGGTTACTATTAAGGATGTTGTTGGTGAACAACCAGAAACACCTAAACATAACTCTAAACCTGAATCAGTTCCTATTGATGTTTTTATAGACATGAAGAAAGAATTAAAAGAAGAGATCAGAAGCCTTAAAAAAGATTTTGACTCTAAAGGTTCAGTTACATCTGATCTAAATATGAGAGATTTAGCATCTAAGCATGATGTTAGTGAAGACCTTGTTGCTGATCTTGCAAACGCAATTGAAAGCAAGACTGTTGGAGCTTTTGAAGAAAGATTCAAAAGCATCGAAGCTAAAGATAAACAAAAGGATGTTAAAGCAGCTCTTGATAAACATTTTGCGGAAGCAATTGAAGAGATGCCAGAATATAAAGATATTGTGGCTCCTGATGTTATCAAATCATTAGCACTAAAAGCCGAGAACCAAGATAAGACATTTTCTCAACTTATCGAGGAGACATATAGCAGAGCGATTACAGGGAAACGCACTGTGGAAAGTACAACACCCAGAGGAGGACAAGATCCTCAGACAGTTGATATCAAAAAAGCTCAGACTGATCCTGCTTACTTTAAAGAGGTAATGGCTGACCCAGATCTAAAAGCCCAATATAATGACGGCATAGAGAACAGAATCAACTTCTAAACTTGAGAATGGGGTTATAATAACCTTACAATAAAATGGCATTAAATGACTTCCAAGAGAAGTATGATAATTCATACCAAGAAATTTTTCAAAAAACTCTTGTTTCAAAACCAATTGCGAACTCACGTTTCATGTCTGACCTAACTTTCGGAGAATCTCTAGAGCGATTTGCTTTCGACATCGACGCAGTTAAAGTTAGAAGTGTTACACGAGGAGCAGCTTCAACAATTGATACAGTTACTGATTCAACAGAGTTGATTCAAGTAAATATCGAGGAAGAAGCAACATTCCACCTTTCAGACGGTGAAATGACACAAGCGGGACCACTTAGTCCTGGAGAAGTTATCGGAGGAAAAGTAGCTAAAAAAGTAGCTATTAGTCTTGACGGTAAATTCTTTGACGAAGTTACAAACGCAGATTACACATTTGATAATGGTGATCTTACAACACTAACATCTACAGGAACTGGTATTACTCTAAGTAATACAACTGTTCCTCAGATGGTTGCTCGAATGAGCGCTAAGCTAAAATACAGGAATCAAGTTGATTCAAGTAACATGGCTTTGGTTGTTGATTCTTATGCAGCATCAGATATTGAAGAATATCTAATGAGCAAGAACATTGACATCGCAGCAGCAACATTTAAAAACGGATATGCAGGACCTGTTAAGGGTGCTAAAATGTATGTTTCTGAAAACCTAAAGTCTACAGCAACTCTTACATTCACAGATGTGAACGTAGCAACAAAAACTGTGACTATCAACGGTGTAGTTTTCCTATCAAAAGCAACTCCAGCAGTAGCAGGAGATGTGGATGTGCATGCTTCAACTGAAGAGGGAGCAGCTACAAACTATGCAGCAGCTATCAACAACTCTGAAAACCTAGACGCTTCAGAAGTTGGAACACTTTACTGCGAACTATCAACAGCTGATCGTGCTGTTCTAGATAACGCACGAGTAGTAGCAACAGTAGACGGTGCAGCAATTAATATCACAGCTTCAGGACGACTTATCGTTGCAGAAGATGAAACTAACGCTTCATGGTCAACACCTATCCTTCACGCTTACTTCGGAAAGCATGGAGCAATCGACATGGTTACACAAGACGTGTCACCAGTTGACGTGAGAAAAACTGCAGATCGAAGAGGATCAAACATCTTCTCATCATATCTTGCAGGTATCAAATCATTTGCCGATGGTACAAAACAATTCTTAGACGTACACATTGTTTAAAGATTACCCAATAACCCCTTGTGGGTTGGGTGGAGAGGATGGTTAAGTCATCCCCTCCACTCAGCCTAAAATGGTTGAATTAATAAACTTAACTTATTAAATATGCAAATTACAAAACAATGCTTCACTTGTGAGGTTGAACATACACCAGAACACACAGCACTTAAACGCAATAAAAACTTCTTTTGCTCTAAGGAGTGTTACTGGAAATCTATACGCGGAGTCAAATTATCGAAAGAACATGCACAAAAGATTTCTGATGGACAGAGGGGTCGGGTGTCACCTATGAAAGGAAAACACTTTAATCATAAAGATGCGACGAAAAGAAAGATTAGTATTGCCAATAAGGGCAAGATTCGCGCTCGAGGTAAATATGCTAATAATTGGAGGGGAGGAGTTACTTCCCAGAAGGATATCTGCCTAAAGTGTGGTCTTGAATATATAGGAATTGTAAATCGGAAGTTTTGTTCTAAGAAGTGTGCATTGCAATCTTCCCAGAGAACTGAGTCGATTATTAAGACAGGAAAGATTAATGGTAATATTTATACCGACCCTATAGACAGGATTATAGCGACTAAGTTTAGTGACTATAGGAATGGTGCGAATAAACGAAACAAATCATTCGATATCAGTAAAGAACAATTTTCGGTTTTAACAAAAAAAGATTGTACTTATTGTGGGGATGAATGTGCTATGGGTGTCGATAGGCTAGATTCAAAGATTGGGTATACTGTCGAGAACTCTGTACCCTGTTGCAAGCGCTGTAATTATGCAAAACACATTATGGACCTCGATGAATTTAAGGTTCATATTGCTAAAATTTTTAATCATTTAATATAAAAACTATTATGATGGGTGCCTCAACAATCGCAGACTTTGAACTCTTTATGGACGACGGTACAGAACTGTCTACTACTGAGGAGTATCGACTATATAATAAAATCTATCACGAGGTATGTGATTCAAAGGACTGGGAATTTTTAAGGAAGGAATTTACTGGAACTTTAACAAGTGATTACGTTTTATTACCAGACGACTTTTCTCATGTGTTGATGAATCATAATGATGATAGATATGCTAATACTCCTGTTGTATATGTTGGTGCAAATCGTCAGCCGTATAAAATAATTTCTAAAGCTGATCGGTCTAACTATACTGATCAAGATGGTTTTTGCTTCGTTGATTTAAAGAATAGTAAAATAATCTTTACAAAGACTCCCACATCAACTGCAGTAGTGTTTGATTATCAGTTTGTTCCAGATGATGTAACTGAATCTACCGAACCAGTTATTCCTTCAAGGTTTGTTCCTGTAATTTATCATGGCATGTGTGCGGATGACTTTATCATTCAGCAATCTGATAAGGCTAAGTCTTATAGGAATCAAAATGTTGCTCGATATAAGGATTACCATGATTCCCTGACAATGTGGAATAGTAAATTCGCTTCACTCTAATATGACTAATAAAGAAATAAAAGCCTTCATAAGTGGAACTCACAACCTGATTCAGGATGACCTTATCCCTGATGATGCTGCTTCTGATTCTCTTGGTTGGTTAACTAAAGATGGAAGAATTTCTTTGATGTATGGTCGTGCAACTGTCGGTGGTGACGGTGCTGCAGGAAAAAGTTACTTGGAACATGCTGGCTATAAAGTAGACGGTACTGCGGTTAGGTTTAAAAAGGTTGGTACTACTATTCAGACTCTAGTTGGTTCTACATGGACTAATGTTATTACAGGGCTTACAGAGACAGCAGATTACGTAGCTTCTAACTATCAATCGTTAGCTGGAGCTTTTGTATACTTCTATGGTGTTGATGGAATATATAAGGTTTGTACCGCAAATCCTACTTCATTTACTTCTTTATACGTAGAAGACACAAACTTTAAAGGATTTGGGTTTGTCGATCAGGCACGTACTATTTTATGGGGTAGAGAAAAAGACCCTACTGGTTTTTATGGTTCATACATTGACGGCCAAGACGGGGATGTGTACACAACTATTACAGATGAAGCACTAGCAAATGTTGCGACAGGAACATTAGGGTTTAAAGCAGGAGGAGCAACACGAACAAGTTTTGGTCTTGTTTTAACTGTAACAACGTCAGGACAAGTTTTTACTGATGATTTTAATGGTGTTCTTTCAGGAGATTCAGGAGGAACAGGGACAATTAACTATACTACTGGCGAATTTATTACTGATGACACAGGTGCAGGTATCGTTACTTATCAATGGGAGGACAGCAACTCTAATGGGGTTACAGATTTTACAAAGTCATCACCGCGTCAGCCAGGAGAAGGATTTGTAATTCGACAAGATGCTGGTGGAGATAAGATTCAGACTGTGATTCCTTATGACGGATTTTACTTTTCTATGAAGGATAACTCTTGTTACAAGTTATCTATTGCTACTGCCGATGATACTATCAATAATGAAATTTTTAGAACAGATATTGGTGTGCCGACTTTGCGATCTGCGATTGGCACAGGTGTTGGGATTGTGTTTATGAATACAGCTAATCAATCTAAGCCTCGTTTGAATATTATTGAGAGAAATCCACTTGGAGACAACTTTGTGAATAAGGACTTATTTTCACATTTTAAGTTTGAAAACTACACATACGATGATGTTGCTTTAGAGAACTGGGATAGATATGTTGTGATTGCTTGTCGTGAAAATTCTAATGATAATAACAGGATTCTTTTATGCAATGTTAAGGATAATACTGTTGATTCAGTAGGGTATACGGCCAGAACTTTTACAAAAGACAACGGTATTTTATATGCCGGTGATTCTGTGTCCACTGCCACTTATGAGCTATTTACTGGTTTTGATGATCTGGGCTCTACTATATCTAACTTCTGGGAGTCAAAAGAAGAAGATTATGGGCAAAATAGTTTGAAGAAGACAAAGAGGTATCGGTTCCGGGGGAGAATCGCTCCTGATCAGGTTATCAGTGTGTATATTGGACTAGACGGAGGGGGAACACAGTTAATTGGAACTATCCGAGGGGATGGTGGATATGTTGATGCTGGTTCTTCTCATGCAGTTGGTTCATACATGGTTGGAACCGAACAAGTTGGAGGGGATACAATAACCACTGTAGGTAACTATTACTTAGAAATAAAGATTAAAACTGCCAAGTTCCAGGGACGAAAACTTAGGTTTGTCGCTGATGGTCTTGGATATTTTGATATGGAGAGTATTGAGGATTTCGACATCTGGGAATATCAAGATAAAATCCCATCTAAGTACCGGCAAAAACAGAATGTCGCTCTTGACTGAGAGTCAATTAATTTGTCGAACCCAGAAGTTTAAGGTATAATTATATTAACAGAGAGAGTGGGACTTAATTTTAAAATAAATCAATGTCAGAGCAAATAAGAAAAGTCGTCGCTGATTTCAACACCAGCCTGAGTACCAAAGTAGAGGTGGCAGGTACAACTTTCACACTATCTTCCGCAACGGACGACGATAGTGTTGTTTTGGCTGATGGCGACTACTGTTTCACAGTTAATAACGAATCTTCCAACAAAGAATACTTTGTGGGTACTTTAGATGGGTCAACTAAGATTGTTACAGCCGTCAAGACTATTACAAGACAAGGAGCTGAATCTTCTGGTGCAGCTCGCGAACACCGAGTAGGTTCTCCTGTTATCATCTCAGACTTTGCAGGTCTGCGAGACGTTGTGGAAACTTTAAGGGGTGCTAAGAATTTAGATGCTAGTAATCCGGTTTCTTATGACGCTACAGCTACTATTTCAGGAGCAAACATGCTTGCAACAAAAGCATACGTAGATTCAGTAGTAACCGGAGGAACAGTTACTTATGATGCACAAATCCTTAGAGCAAATGCAGGAGAAACTGTTACAGATGGAGCTTTAGTTTATCTTAAAGAATCAGATGGAGAATGGTATTTGGTTGATACTTCAACAAAAACTGATTGGGCGAATAAAAAAACTGGAATTGCACAAGGTGCAGGAACAGATGGAGCTTCAATCGCAGGAGGAGGAGTATTACGTTCAGGAGTGGATGATACTATTTCATATACAGCCGGACAACTTTATTACGGAACAGATGTTGCAGGAGTTATTGGAACTTCAGCAGGAACTGAAGAACTTATCATTGGAGTTGGAGATGCAAATAATAAACTTGTATTCTTTAATGATCCATATCAACTAACTGATGATGAGAAAGATGCTTTGGCGGGGGGTGGTGATATTGGAATACCTTCAACAACTAACAAGTATGTTACAGAAGACTACATAACTGCTGTAATTGAAGGAGATATTTTAGATTTTAACAATACAACAGCTACACTTGGAAACGACGCTACAGAGACAACAGTGTATACAGAAACCATATCTTCTTCTTACTTAGGAGCTAATGACGGTCTAGAATTAGAATTTGTGGGAACAGTAGAGTGTCATACTACAAGCAGTGGCCCAAACGTAAAAGTTAAGTTTGGTTCTACTACTATTGCAGAATTTGACTTTGAAACTTCAACTAATGCTGGTAATAATAAAACTTTTAACTTTCATGCAAAAGTTTTTATTATGAACAATAACTCTGTTTCTTCTCAGGTGGTTCTAGGTAGTGCTACTGGTTCTATTGGAGGACTTAATGCAGCAGAGAATGATGGTGGTGATGATGTTACTGTAGGTACTTTGTTTAAAGCAATAAACACAACGTCATCTTTTAACACATCTTCAGCAGACTTTGATTTAACTCTTACATATAAAAACGATGTTGCGGACAATAACCAAGTATGGTCACATAATTATGTGTATATTAAGAAGCTAACAAAATAGTATGGCTAATATAATAGGCTCTAAAGACGCTAACAAAAGAAATACTATTGTTAATCCAGTTATGAAATGCAACTTAACTCTTTAATATAAAATATGTTAAACACTTACGGATACATAAAAAATGATGGAGAACGAGGACAAATACAAGCTCCTGACTCAAATACTGCTATTAACACAGCCCCGAACCGAACACCACGTTCAGGTGTTATTAATGAAAATGTAACCCCGAATGAGATTAGTAATCATCCTGCTGCTGATCCAGATATTATGAAATTGTATAATGCTGGCATTTTTAATTCTAACTCTAATCAAAAGACCATCGGTGATCTTTTAGGTGGTTCTAATAGCTCAGACTTATATGACGCTTATAATCCGCCAGAAGTTGATGATAAACAAATCAGAAGAGATGTGATGAGTCAGTTTCAGGGTCAAATTGATGCTACAAACAGGCTGTACGATACAATGGTGAATGAAGCGAGAGTTGAAGGGCAAAGCCGTCTAGGGGGACAAAGGGCTATTTCAGCTCGTAGTGGAGCTTTGGGTTCTGACTTTGGTGCCGCTAATAAAGAAAATGTACTAGGAGCTAACCGAGATATACATAGCGGGATACAAGCAGAAAGAGGTGCTAAGATACAGGCTATTATGGGTCTTGGTTCTTCTGCTGCTGTTGAAGAAATTAGAGCTAAGAGACAGGCTCGTCAACAAGGTATAGAAAATTATACTAGTTATTTGGCTGCACAAACTGAACGAGACAATGGGAAACTTGCTGGTCTTAGTTCAGAGTTGATACGACTTGGGCTAGACCCTAACGACATGACTTCAGAGGAACTTGCTCAAGTTGCAGAACAATATGGATTAAATGAAAATCAGATCTCAAACCATTATTCAGAAACTATAGCTGCAGAAGAAGCGGCCGCATTAGAAGCAGAACGTGAAACAACTAAGTTTAATCAAGAAACAGGAAAGTACGATCTTGATATTAGAAAAGGTGAAGCAACTATTGAAAGCACAAATGCTTTAACTGATTCAAGGAACCGAAGTAGCCAACCAAAACCTGGTGATGATGTTAATGTAAGAGCTTATAGTGATGGTCTGTCTGCTTCTGTGGGTGCAGATGGAAACATCGCTCCTAAAGATTACAATGAGGCAAAGCAAGAATGGATAGCAGACGGAGGTAAAGCTTCTGATTTTGATGAAAATTTCTTCGGTTTTATAAATAATTCACATTCTGCTGATTATGATATTAGTGCATCTTTTGAAAAGTTCGCTAAGGACCCAAACAATAAAGTGAATAGTGGAAGAGATACAGGAATCAAAGAGTAATAAAATAATATGTCAGCACTAGATCTTATTAAAAAAAATAAAGGTCTATCTGGGGGTACTACAAGCCAGTCTGGATCAGGTAGCGCTCTTGATAGAATAAAAGCGGCGAAAAGCGCTAGTTCTTTACATATTAAGGCTTCTGCCCCAACTAAATCTATTCCGAAGAAGATACCTACTTTTACTCCCGCGTCTGTAGAGGAGAGTCCTAAACCTTTTTCTGGATTTCTGAGTAAGGGGTTAAATTTCATTGACCGTCTTACAGATAGACCTGAGCAGGATGAACTTTCAACTAATAGATTTAAAAATACATTAAAGTACTTTCCTTCAACTTTAACAGAAACAGTCTTACCTGGCGTTAGGGCTATTCGTGATGACGAGGCTACTGCTTCTCAAATTAAGATGAAAGATATTGCAAGAGAGACACCGGGGGCTGTTCTTGAGACTGCGAAAGCTATTCCAAAAGCTTTGATTAAGGGAGCTGTTGAAATTCCTAACTTTGCTACCGCTGGAGCTTTTCAACCTGAGATTAAGTTTAATGTTCCATTACTTGGGGAGGTGACTAATAGTGATTACAATATTTCGCAACGTATTGCGCAGGGTGAAGACCCAACATCAACAGTGATTGGGGAAAAGAGTACGGCATTACTTGATATGTTGTTTTTTGCTAGTCTTGCGAGTAGAACTGTAACCCCTAGACCAAAGACTATTGCCACTACACAAGCACAGTCTGGAGGATTGCCATCTGGAGCTAAAATACCTGCAACGCATAAGAATTTTAGACTATCCGGGCCACCAAAAACTACAAGTAAAACAGTCCCACCTTCTGTTATGGAAAATTTAGTTAAAAGTGGAGCAAAGGTAAAGTCATACAATCCTAAGAATCCTATTGTCTTTCAGATGACAACTGTGAAAGGCGTACCTACAGCTAAGTTAATTGAGATTAGGCCTTCTTATTTTAATCTCTTAAAAACGAAATTAGCTTCTGGTAAGCCTGTTCCTGAATCATATGGGAATGTCATCCACGAGAGTACAAGAAGTATTACACAAATTAAGAACACTGTTGCTCAACAGAAGCCTATTACTACAGCACCTGCTGTTTTGCCAAAATCATCTAAACCCGACTTAACTTTTGTTCAAAAGAGTGCAGCGGTTGATGAATTTAATGCAACTGATGTTGCTCCAGAATTGACCCGGAGTCAGCAAATGAAACTAGATCTTTTGCAAGACACAAAAATTCCTGGACAAAATGCCCTTGATGAAGCGATTCGTGCTGAGGACGCTAAGGATGCTCCGCCTAACTTTACTTCCAAAAAACAACCTCTCAAGAAGGTGTTTCTCCCCACCAAAAGGCTTAGTCCTGAAGAACAGGCTAGTTATGCTGAATGGAAGGTTAATGAGAACCTTTCACGTTTAGATGCACAAGATATATTTGAACATTTTAAATCACCAACATCTCCTGTTGTAGAGGATCTTTACGCGTACCAACGAGGAGTTCGTGATGGTAGAACAAATGCAATACAGAAGCAATTTGATGAACTATTTAAGACTGCCGCTGAAGATGGTCTTAATGTTGCATATAAGGAAAACTATCTGCCACAGATATATAAACAAACACCAGAGGCTGTTGTTGAGGCGGTTAAAAAATACCTAATAGAAAAAGGAACTGATCCTCAGTTGGTTGAGGAATATGTTGCAGGTAGAGCGAATTTGTCAGAGAAGGCTTCTGTTTCCTTGAGAATGTCGCCGAACTTCACACAGTCTGCAGCATTCCCTAGTTATGCTGTTGCTAAGAAATATGGATTGGATCCTAAATATAATGATATTGCACAGTTGCTTGCATATTATAAAGGGGAGCTTGGGAAGACTCGTGGCAATAAGAAGTTCTTAGAGCAACTTATCCGACAAGGACGTGTTAAGACTTCAGATAATGCCCCCCAGGGTTGGAAGGAAATAAACATCTCTGCTCGTGGAGAAAGATTCTATGCTTCAAAGGACTTGGCACCGATTCTAAATGGTCAATTCAGAGATATGGCTGATCTTGGGCTAGGAGAAAAGATTGCTCATCGCGCAGCTCAGTTATCTAAGGGTGTGCAAGAGGTAAAACTATCTGCCGGACTTCCAGGTACTAGCTTTAACGTCTTCACCGTTGGTCAAATGATTAAGGGTATGACCTCTGGAGATCTCCGAGGACCCGTTGGTTCATTCATCCGTTCTAATAGTAATAAGGTTTCACGACAGTACTTCAAAGACCATGCTGACGTTATTAGAGAGATGGCAGAGAACGGTATTGATTTAGGGAAAATGGTTGGTGGATATAAAGACACTTATCAAACACTTATACAATCTGCTAAAGATGGGAAACGATTAGGTCTATTCTCAGAAGGTTTCGGTAAGGTTTTCAATGAGAAGACTTTCAACTCTTTCATGCCACAGATGATTATCGAATCATATATGAAAACAAAGTCTGGTCTTGTGAAAGGGTCAATCCTTAAGGGACGTAAAAATGCCATGCATGAGAAAGAAGCACAGAAACTCGCCGCAGAGACTACTAAAACTTTCATGGGGTTGATTAAAGACGTGGGACGATCTGGACTAACACATGACATCATGGCTGGTACTTTGTTTGCACCTCGATTCCGAGAGGGTATTGTGAACACTGTTGTAAACGCTGTTAAAGGTTCTACCACAGAGTTTAAAAACCCTGCCTTCTCTAAATCTCGTAAGTTTATGTTTGGTGTGATTTTGACATACTTCCTTGCTAACCTTTTGAACAAGGAGCTGAACGGTCATTATATGTACGAGAACCCACAGTGGAAGAAGACCGCTGTACAAATTCCTAAACCTTCTGGCGATGGCGCTGCGTTTGTTGCTTGGATGCCCACTTTCACAGGTTTCCCTAAGGCTATTCTGTCCGGTGTTGGTAATATCGCAGTAGGTAATGTGTCTGAAGGGCTTCAGAGCCTAAAGATGGCATTGTCTATGCCTGTATCAATCGCTGGTGAACTTTCAACCAATAAGAACTTCTTTGGAAATCCTATCTGGGATGAAGATGCTACAAAAGGTGAGAAGACAAAACAAATCCTGTTCTACCTGAATGATTCTGTTAATCATCCTTTTGCTGCAGAGCCTATCAGAATGTTGGATGAGCGTGACAATACTACTTTAGATAACTCAATTGCTAAGATGCTTGAGCTTCCAGCTAGTTTCAAGACACAAAAGGCTCTTGATGACGCTGAATACTACAGACTCTTAGAAGAGAAGATGGATGAAAAAGTAAAGCAGGAATCAAAGATGAAGAAACTCTTCAAGAAGAACAAGAAGGGGACTTCTGAGGAGGCGCAAGCGAGCGTTGATGATCTTACTGACGATCAGTATAAGATTTACAAGGAAACTGTGGCGGCTGACAATTTCCGAAAGGAAGATAAGCTTGTGCAAGAGATGTACTCTGTTCTTGTAAAGAACCAGAAGGGGAGCAGTGAGGATGCTCAGGAGGTGGTAGATGCTCTTTCTGATGAAGAATATACAGCTTACCAAGCTGCCATAAAGATTCAGAAGAGAGATGATTCTGCAAAGGAGGGGAAAATCATGGGATATGACTATGGTGAGATGGACTACGAGAAGAATGTTATCAAGCGTGTTTGGTTATACGCTCATGCGTTTGGTATTGATCCAGAACAAGCATGGAAAGGAATGACCGGCAACGAGAACATCGAGAAAGTTGAAGGTAATATGGTGATGTTCTACCGAATGCCAAGATCTAGGTCAGAGCAAGAGGCTTATAGGCAACTTGAGGAAATGGGAACTGCTCCTTATTTCCGAAGTGAATACCGACTAGATCACACAATCTCAAGGGAATTGGGAGGAGATAACTCTCCAGAGAACCTTAGATTGGTACCAAAGCACGTTTGGGCTATGTACACAGCATTTGAGAATGCTTTGAGTGCGAAACTAAGAGCAGGTAAAGTAACACGTAAAAAAGCGGGTGTCTTGATTACTGCATTTAAGGATAGGGAGTACACAGCAGATGAATTCACTGACATCATTGACAACTTATAGTATAATTAGAATAATATGGACGACTTAATATTCCAATCTAGCGAAAAAAATAACAAAGAACTACAGAGTCTTGGTACTCAGATGGACATGCTGCTTCAGGCTATAACTAAAACTACAGATGGTAAAGATCTGGGTATAGAGTTAGTTAAAGGAAAGCCTGGTGAACCTGGAAAGGAAGCTGTTGTTGACTATGACAAGATCATTAAAGCTACTGTTAAGCAGATCCCTAAGCCTATTCCAGGAAAACCTGGTGACGATGCTGATGAGGTGGACTATGACAAGATAGCTAGATTTATCACTAAAGAGGTTAAAAAGATCAAGATACCTGTACCAAAGCATGGTAAGGATGGTAAAAATGCCATTGTTGATTACAAAAATATTGTTATTGATTACAAGAAGATCATTAAAGGTGTTGTTGAAGAAATACCTGATGTTGTTATAGAAACCCCTAAAGAACTGAAGAAAAAAATTGAGAAGATTGGAATAGACTACGAATCTCTTGAAAACCTTCCAGACATTGACGAATGGATGAGTCAACTTGGTCGTAGAGTAGCATCAAAGACATATGATATTGAAGATATTCCAGGACTTCAGGATGCTTTGGACAACGCAGGGGGTGGCTCTTCAAAATTTATAGACCTTACTGACACTCCAAGTGCGTATGTTTCTAACGCAATGAAGGCTTTACGTGTAAATGTAGGAGAGACAGACTTAGAGTTCTACACACCTACAGATGCTAATGATGCAGCAATTTGGGGGAATGTGACTGGAACACTATCAGCCCAAACTGATTTACAAAGTGAATTGGATGGTAAGGCTGACTCTTTAGGAGTAGATGATAACTACGTTACAGATGCAGAAAAAATTGTCATTGGGAACACTTCAGGAACAAACACAGGAGACCAAGACATCTCAAACTTTGAGACAACAACAGAGCTTAATGCACGAGATACTGATAACAGAGCAAGAGCCAACCATACAGGAACACAGGCAGCTTCAACTATTAGTGATTTTGATACAGAGGTAGCAAACAACACAGCGGTTACAGCTAACACAGCTAAAGTAACTAACGCTACACATACAGGACAGGTAACAGGCTCAGGGGCTTTGACAGTCGATGTAACAGCTATTTCAGACCAAACCCTAGTAACTGCGGTTGCAACAGATATGCTCCTTATAGAGGACGCTACAGACGGTGCATTAAAACGAGTAGATGCTTCTGACTTCTTAGCAGGAGCAGGAACAGTCACAAGTGTTGCTGTATCAGGAAACGATGGAATTGAAGTAGACAGTGGTTCACCAATTACATCAGCAGGAACAATTGAGCTTGGACTTAACAAAGTAAGTACACTTGCTTTTCTTAATGTAGAAGATGGAGCTGACGTTACAGACTCTACTAATGTAACTGCTGCAGGGGCTTTGATGGATTCAGAGCTTGCGAGTATTGCAGATGTTAAGGCACTAAACCAAAGTGTTGTAACAACAGCATCTCCACAGTTTGCAGGAGTAAATGTAGGACACGCTACTGATACAACTATTTCACGTTCAGCAGCAGGAGTAATCGCAGTTGAGGGAGTAAGAATACTAACAACTACACCAGTCACGCTTGCGGCAGCTTCATACACAACAGACACAGGTACATCTCTTAACATGGATAACCTTGATAATTTTGTAGTTACTGCACAAGCAGGAGCATTATTGTTTAACGCTCCTGGAGGAACACTTGTACAAGGTCGAAAACTAACTGTAAGGATTAAAGATAACGGTACAGCACGAGCATTAACTTGGAACGCTATTTACAGAGCTATGGGAGTTGCATTACCTTCTACCACAGTAGAGTCTAAGACGTTATATCTTGGATTTATCTATAACAGTACTGATACTAAATGGGACTTAGTAGCTAGCGCCCAAGAGGCATAAAATTATGGCAACAATTAAAACATTAATAGTCGCAGGAGGAGGTTCAGGCGGAAATGTGTTCGGTGGTGGTGGTGGTGGTGGTGGTATTATCGACAAATCTGGTGAAGTTGTCACAGCAGGAGATTACACAATAGTAGTAGGATTAGGTGGGGCTAGTATAACGTCTAGCACGGAAAGAACACAGGGTAATACTGGGAGCAACAGTACAGCTTTTGGTAATACAGCTTTTGGTGGTGGAGGTGGTGGAAAGTTTCAATCTGTTGGAAATAATGGAGGTTCAGGTGGAGGTGGAGGAGGACGAAGTACTTCTGTTGGTGGTTCTGCAACACAAACTGGTGCTGATGGTTATGGATACGGGGGAGGTACAGCAAATAATGGAGGTAATGACGGTGGAGGAGGAGGAGGTGGTGCTGGAGCAGTAGGAGGTAATGCCGATTCTGTAAAAGGAGGTGATGGTGGTGTAGGTAGAAATGTTTCTGCTACTTATGGAACTGCTGTTGGAGATAGTGGTGTTTTTGGTGGAGGTGGAGGAGGAGGTGCAGATGAGAGAAAATCGACAGCTGTAGGTGGTACAGGAGGAGATGGTGGAGGAGGTGATGGTGCTGGTAGAGGTGCTGGGCAGAGTTCTGATGGACAGGCTGGAACAGCTAATACTGGAGGAGGTGGTGGTGGAACTTCTTTAGCAATTGATAACAGTGGAGCAGGAGGGTCAGGAGTAGTGATTGTGGCTTATGCAACAGATGGTAGTGATGGAGTTTCTACAGACTCGACTGGTGGAACAATAACGACATTCGGTGCAAACACAATTCACACTTTTACTTCTGATGGAACTTTTACAGCAGTGGAGTCAGATGTAGTGGAGTCAGATACTGCATCAACATCAGACTTCTTTCAAATGTTCTAAATGATATAATACTAATATGTTAGACAAGCAACTTAAAATAAAAATAGATGCACCAAAGCCAACTAAGGAAGAGTTGGAAGCTGTTATTCTATTAAAGACCAAGGAATGATGAGAGATACAACAAACTGTAAGGGAGTAAAATTTGAATTCTCAACTGGAAATATTGCATCAGGAAATTTGGTGCTGTACGGAGTAATAAAATAATATGAAATTCAACGTACACTACGGTAAAGGAATAATCTCAAGACTAATACGCTTTTTCTCGCAAGGAGAGTTTAACCATACTTCCATAGAGATAGGAGGCAATGTATACGAAGCACGTGCACATCTTCCTTCATGGTTAGCTAGGTTCTTAAATAAGTTTCTAGCCTTTAAATGTTTCAAAGAGTACGGAGTTATCAAAACACCT